GGACCTATTTGTCTATATGTTTTTGTTGAGAAGAATTTTTTATTTGCCATCTCTTGCCTCTTTAAGTAAGTTTGACGACATGCAGAATTTATAAAGCGGGATGAATGTTCGGGTAAGACCGCTGGGTTGTTAAAGCCTCATATGTCTGAGAATTATACCATGTGTTTAAAGATGATAAAATATCAGACATATCATATACAGGTGTCCAATCTGCAAGACGTTTAAACATTGTACTATCAGCAACTAACGATGGAGGATCTCCTTCGCGTCGGTTATCAATAAATGTTACAATTTCTTTATTGGTAATTTTTTCTACAAGCATTTGAATTTGTAGATTAGAATGCCCCTGAAGCATCCCTAAATTATATATGCCTTGAATAGAATTGTCAATAGCTTTTATGTGTGCAAGTGCAATATCTTGAACATGAATATAATCTCTAATACAAGTTCCGTCGGGCGTGTCATAGTCTGCACCATTTAAAGTAAATGATGTATTATGTTTGACTGATTCAAATAGTTTGGCAAAGATATGTGTTGCATTTGGTTCTTGCCCATGTTGACCTGTATCGTCAGCTCCGCATGCATTGAAATATCTAAATGCAGTGAAATTTAAGTTGTGGCATCGATGATACCATTCCAATAAATGTTCAACCATTAATTTAGATTGACCATAAGGAGAAATAGGATTGATCTTATCGTTTTCTCTCAATGGTGTTTTTGTTGCAGGAATACCATAAACAGATGCGCTACTACTAAAAATAATTTTAGTCTTTGGAATATGTTTAGCAACAAAATCTAAAAGTAAATTTGTTTTAGACACATTATTATGAAAGTAATGTCCTGGATTTTTCATACTAGGACCAACTAAGCTAGTACCAGCACAATGTATAATTGCAACAGGATAAACCTTTTTATAAAGACTAAATGCATCTAAGTCGGTAAAGTCGCATTGTAGGTATTCATCTTGAAATGCATCAAGATGTTCGTTATGCCTGTTATCAATACCGATAACTTCGTATCCTTGTTTCTTTAATTCGATACAAGTTTGTCCGCCGATATAACCAGCGGAACCCGTGACAACAACTAATTTAGTACTTGGCTGCTGGGACATAGTCTCTGTAATCCTTACCGCTACGATACCATTTAGCATTATCTTCAAACATAATATCCAAACAACGATCAATAGTACCAGTTGTCCAGTCAGACAACTTGCCTAGATTTGCTCGCTCTTGAACCAGCAATGTATTTAATTTAAATACTGCATCATCTTGCGACCATGGAATATAAAGACATTCGCGATCATTAGCAAATGATTCGGGAAATGATCTGTAGGCAGGATATAAACAATTTGTGCCTAGTGCATCTGCTTCTGATGCAGTGTTGCTTACCCAATCCTGCAATGCGCAATTAAACAATACTCTAGAATCGCCCAACAATTCATAGTATTCATTCTTTTTAAGATTCTCATAAATTTTAAAATTGTGAGTCTTTTCTAATGCTCGCGCGCGAGTCAAATACTTTTCATTGTTACTACGTAAAGGTCCACCGGATAAAACAGCAAATTCTACACCCGGGTTAATTGTATGATATCTTTCAATAAGATCCATAAAAAAATCAGGTTGTTTTTCTTGATCGAATCTTGCAGCAAAGACTACACGTTGTTTACGCTGATTAAATGGAATACGATTTGCTACACGACTACGAACTTCATCTTTATCAAATGCAAGTCCGGAGATATTAAAGATTGGTGCTTCCCAACCTGCAATTTTCATATGGGCAACCATTTCTTCGTTAGATGCAAGTACACCCGTAACAAATTGATCTGTCATTTTCTCATAAAGACCCATCCACTTCTGCATATCCCATACGTGAACAAAGTCATCTGGGTCAATAGATTGTGCAAGACAACGAACAAATATACGAGGTTGATACTCATAACTTACTTGATCCATAATATAAGGCAATGCTTCAATACCAGGAGTAAACATATCTTCAAAAAAGATTGTGTCTTCAAATGTTATTTCGCCGGCTTTCATCTTCTTAATAAGATTAGCCATTTGTGTCAGCGAATAATAACTACGGCCATGTGCATCAAGTACTTGACCGGTAACAATTGCTTTGGAGTCATCTAGAATATCACCATGAATTACTTCATAGTCAATACCTCTGCGTTTAAATGCAGCTTCACTCCATTGTTGCAATTGTAAAGTATAGCGACCTTCATAAGGTTCTAAACCCATATAATATAATTTACTCACCAGCTATCCTTTCAAAACTAATTCTGCAACCGTTTTCACCATCTTCTGATACTTCAATAGTATAATCCCTATCAGGCCATTGTGCCGCACATTTATCATAAAGCTCACATGCCATCATTTCGCATGACTTATAATCTAAATGTAGTGTGCCATCAGAATACCATCGTTCCATAATGCGTTTTGCCTGAATAAATTCTACATCTCGATCATCATGAAATACTTCCATCTCTACGCGGAAATGAAAAATATGTCTATGCGGTGTTCCTAAGAATGAAACATCAAGCCAATCGCTTGTTGCTAATTTAGGATCAGTTGCTGCTTGGGGATATTTATGAATACCCTCTTTACGAAAGGTAACCCAAATAGAACTTTTCTTTTTAATTAATTTACTGTGTATAATTGTATCTGTAAAAAATACTGGCTCGTTTGAAATAATATCGGTCATGCAAATAAATCCTCAAGTGAAACTGGTGGTTGTGTGTTAACTGGTTCAGACTCCATATACTTTCCTACATTTCTTTCCCAATCTTCAAAATCAGAAAGATTCTTAACATCAAACAATGTAGCGTATTCATTCTCACAACCTTTTTCTCTACAAAACTTCAAGAACAATTCTTTTGATTCTGTTAAAGCATTAACATCGTGAGTAAAATTATGTACGTTTGTTAAAATAAAAGCAAGACGTGCTCGCATAATATCAACAAATTTTCCGCCTGCTTCTAAATGAACGCCGACACCTCGGTTCATTAAGATGTGGTATTCTTCAGGAGTATAATTTGTTCCACATACTGCATTAATTTCTGTAGTAACTGTTCTGTAAATGTTAGAATATTCTCTGCCCATTTTTACAGATGTTCCGCCATATGGTGAGCCTGCAGCCTTTTTAGCGAATGAGAAATAAAACAATCCATTATCCAATGACATAGAATGTGTAGTAGAGTCATATGAAATATCAATACCTTCATATAGACCAGATTGACTAAAACAAATATAAGGTAAAATACGACGTAATGCACCTACACCTAATACGTGTAAATGAAATGGTCTAGTATACGGCATTTGTGTAACATAGAATGCCCGTTTAACGTCTTCTAATTGTCCCATACCTAGAGCAGCTGATCCCATAGCAAGACCACCGATACGATGATGTAATGCTGGAGTAATTTCTTCAAGAACTAATTTTGCCCAGCGTGAATATGATTCTTGCGATGAGCCCTGCATAATAACAAATGGTCTACATTTGCTGCCCATCTTATCGAATGTTTCAATTTGTGATTTTACATTCTTGCCTGTTTGTCTTGCATAATCATCAAAATTATCCATGTCTGCATATCTACGCTTAGTATCAATCTTAGATGATACGCCACTTGTAGAAGTTGTCTTAACAGGAATCTCATCAAAAGACATACCAATGTCCGCATATGCGCCTTGATTCAAATAAACTTTTTCTCTCACTTCTGGAGTATTTTTTAAACCACGAGTAATAATCTGCAAACCGCCAGAGTCAGCATGAATATTATTAATTGAAGCACGAAACTTTTGTAACTTAGGTCCAAAGTTCTTTTCCGTAAATCCATTATACAATAATGAGAACGTGTGGTTGTTTTGTTTATGACATACTTTAGCAATCATGTCAAGCATCATTTCTAATACATCTGGGTCATTACATTGTTCTGCACCCAAGCGTAAATATGCTGGGCCAGAAATTACGTATTCATATGTTCTCATGCAAACAGGCTTTCTAATGAAGAAGCAACTTCTTCTTTTGGTATAAAATTAGGATCTTTAGATAGGTATGTGTCGTTGTCTGTATAGATTATATTATATTTAGACTTGTTTGTCAATATACTTTTGACATCATCTATAGCTAATTGTGTTCTATTTAGGATTTTAATAAAGTCTGAATATTTGATTTCGGAGTAATCATTAATTTTTGCCGAATCTGATCTGGCTAAAGCTGTTTGAGTGTAACCTGCAAGGAATTTTTTCCATCTATCAGATGTTTGGAAATCCAAATGTTTCACATACTGCAACGCATCATGGTTTCGTTCTTTTCGATCAGCCGCATATTCAATCTTTAATGTATTTGCTACATCATTAAGCGGCAGACGAATATAATATTTACTATCAAAATTAGTTACCCATTCAGATTTATCAATAACAATACAAGGCATATGTCCGAGACATTCAAAAAATGTGAACGGGTAATTTTCTCTTAGCGAAGGATTGAAGTGAACCTTTGCAGATTTAATAAAGTCAACTTTTTCTTTACCTACAATGCCGGCTTTAATCTCATAATCGGTAATGCCTAGTTCTGCAAGACGAGCTTCGAATTTCTTTTTGCCGTTAGCATTAGTCATAATTTTTGCGGGCAATCCTGTCTCTTTAATTACCTTTAAAAATGCCTCTGGATTTTTACGATCTTCCCAACGACCAATATACAAGACACCTTTTCTTTCAGAATAATCGCTTGTGAGTAATTCTCTTTCAGACATAGGCATACTCAAATGTTCTACACTTACTCCACCGTTGTTTTTAATTTCAGAAACATTACGCGCAGATTGTGTACCAATATAACAGTTTTCAAGGGTCATTAAGTTGTTAAAGAATTCATTACAACTTTCTAAGAATACACCTTTAAATTTTCTGGTATCACGGAACACCATACTCTCTTCATGCGTGTAGAATACTACAGGGATATAATTATTAAGATCAAAACTTAATACTGCAGGCATTGCTTCTAAAGAATTACATACAACCATGTCATAGATGTTAGTATGAAAAGCATTCATCATAGCATCCCGAAAGTTAATCATCTTTTCAAAGTTAATTGAATCGGTAAATGCAAAGGTGCCGGTATGATTCTTATACGACAAAGCATTTTTAGGAGAAATTAAATTTGCGCCCAATGATTCAACTAATTTGGCAAACTCATTTGTTGTGGATTTGTCAGTAATAATATCAACTTTCCAGTCAATAGTATTTGCCATTTCAACAAAGCCTTTTGCAAATTGACCTATGCCACCATGCGGAACAAGGTGTTGATCGCTAATACAAAACGCAACTCTCTTTTTATAAAGACGCATATTACTCACCAAGAATTTTAATTAAGTGTTTTGTTTGATGCATCGCATCATCTAAGGCATTGTGATACGTGCCTTCGCGTTTATCTTCCGTAATCCAATTGAACATTGCCTTCGCTGTTCTATAACAACGGTCATCCCAGCATTTCCAAGGAGGTTCTCTACCTGTAATAAAATAAGCATTGCCTAAGATTGTGTTATCAAATACAGCACCGTTACCCCAAATAGGTAGACTTTTAGGACCGAACCATAACTCAAATTTATCAAGAGCTTCTTGCAATGAGATATTATTCTTTGTTAATTCCCGCAATGCTTCTTTATTTTGTTTAGACCACCATTCAACGGTTGCTTTAGAAATATGCATGCCGGCATCTTTACAACTAGCAAGATCAACCGTGCAGTAAAATGTATCTAAAATTTTACTACCTTCAAATTTTACTGCGCCGATTGAACAAATAGCTGCATGCGATCTTGTTGACATTGTTTCTAAGTCAACCATTACATTTACTGTCATTTACATCCTTGTCTAGCAATCTGATAAAACTCGTTTCTTACTTCTGGATGATTTTTAAATCCACCGCCTAAACGAACTGTTACTGTTGAACTGCCCGTATCTTCAACGCCTCGAGATTTAACGCAATAGTGTTGTGCATCAATCAATACTGCAACATCTTCGGTATCAAGAATAAATTGTAGTGTATGGAAAATTTGTTCTGTTAAGCGTTCTTGAATCTGTGGCCTTTTACTGAAATATTCAACAATACGATTAATTTTACTTAGTCCAAGTACTCGTTGTTTAGGAACATATGCGACAGTTGCCAAACCATCAATTACAACGAAGTGATGCTCACAATTAGATTGCACATTAACATTACGTTCTACAACCATTTCGTTATACTGCATTTTATTATCTACAGTAGTACATTTAGGGAATGCTTCATAATCTAATCCCCAAAAGATTTCATTTACATACATCTTTGCAACCCGCTTAGGGGTTTCAATTAGACTATCATCTGTAAGATCAAGACCAAGGGTTTCCATAATCTTAGCAAATAAAGGTTCGATAACTGCTATCTTATCTTTACGATCTGGAATTAGTGATTTTGTTGTTGGGGTTTCAACACCCATTTTAACTAGGTGTTCGTGTACTCTAAGACCCAATTCTGGATCGCATTTAGTTTTATTAAAACTCATTTGATAACCTTCCGTTGTGATGGTTTTTATTTGATAGTGTGTTACCGTTATGTAACATAAGTATTTATTACTTTAATTTTGTTAGGGTTACACTAGCACAAGCCTCGCGGACTTCGTTAACTAATGTGTCCCAATCCCAAATTAATTCAGTTTTCCCATCTTCAAATGTTTTCACAGTTAGATGAGATCCCTGAATAATTTTAGGCCAGCTGAAGTTATCTAAATTAGATTCTGCCTCAGCTTGCAATTTAGCAATTTGTCTTTTACGACTTGCCACAATTATGCCTTTGTTTTTGCTTCTGCTCTAGCAGCTTTTTCTGCAGTAATTTCATTACGGCGAGCTTTAACTGCTTTAGATAATTCTGCTAAGGCTTTGCGTGCTCTTGTACCTGCGGCTGCATTACCTTTAGTAAATTTTTCATTTTCAGCATTGTATGCTGCTAAACTTGTTTCGATGTCGTTATGTGCGCTCATATTATTTTCCTTTTAGTTAAGTGCCCCATGCGTTTTTAAACAATGGGATTTGTAGTCGGTCAGAGTATCTCCAACCTTTTCGCATTGCGTATTCTGCAACGCTGCGATTATTAAGAGAGTACAGCCGCTCAGTTCCACCGAGAGGCATAAGATAAACAGGACCTGTAAACCCAGCTTTACGATATGCATTTACTGCCTCTTCTGCTTCTTCTGCATCTTCTTGTGATCCAATCACAAATTTAAGATAAGTGTACCCACACCATTCATATCCTGCTACAATTTCTGGGCAAATTGCATCTTCCCATTTTTCACCCGATACAGATAGTTTAGGTGAAACTGAAAATGTTAAAGCATCGCAACCTCTTTTGCTAGTGCGACCTTTATTATTTAGTGTCCAATTTAAAAGATATTGTTTAAATTCGCTAGACAAAGGTTGTGTACCATTTGTCTCAAATGTCAATTCTTTCAATGCTATCATTTTTTCATTACTAAGCAATTCGGGATATTGTTTTTGCCAACCCAATAAAGGTTCACCGCCAGTAATAACTAGGTGTTCGTCTTTCCATTCTTTATGAGGGAGCGTATCGACGATTGCTTCCACAACATCTTTAACATCGAGTACAGGGCTAAGATGCTTAAAACGAGGGTCCCAACTAGCATAGGAATCACAGCCAGTGTGTACAAGAGGCAAGTCATTATAATTTTTAAAGCTATCTGCTTTAATCGAGATAACATTTCGTTCATCGCTTTTTTCGCCTTTTGGCATACCGAACCCGTCGCAAGTAAAATTGCAACCGAATGTTCTTAAGAATACAGAGGGCGCACCCATATAGCGGCCTTCGCCCTGAATTGAATAAAATAGTTCTGAAATTTTAAGTTTAGCCATAATGACTCCGTTCAACAATACTCATATTATATAGTGTTTAGTCATCTAAGTCAAGTGGATTACTTGAATCATCCGGAATTATTTTGTTCTTTTTAGGAGTTGAAATTACCCGTTTTTCAATATCAATAGTATCCATTTGCCGTTTTAAGTAATCTAAGAACTGATTACCAAATTCACCGTTGTCATGTTCTTGAAGAATTAATGAATCAATATCCATATTCTCAATCAATTTATACTTAGTAGCTTGTTGCTTCTTTTCTTTTTGGATACGTCTAATAAAAGCAAAGTATATAATTTGAGTATAATATGCGAAAGGATTTGATCCTTTAGATGGGTCAAATTTGGCAACAGCAGTTAGACAATTTTCAATTCCATCTGAAATCATATCATCTTTAAATGTATAATTAATGAAATTAGATTTATAGGATAAATGTGTTGCAATTTTAATAAAGCATTCACCTATGTAGTTAGATACAATAGGTGGTTCTTTTCCTTCGGCCGCTGCATCAACTACACTTTGTCTATAATCAATAAGAGCTTGTAAAAACTTTTTATTGTCTACATAGTGAGACGAAGTAGGAATTTTCACTTCCTTAACTACTTCAGCTATTTCAGTGGAGAGTTCTTCCACGTCTTTTAGGGGGTTCTTTGTTTTCATTATGCTCTTCTTCAAGTGTGTTTATAAATTTATCTACAATTTCTTGGATTTGTTCTTTTTCCAAATCCTTTTCCTCAACCTCAGAAATTTCAGGATCTGACCTGGAATCTATGAATTTTATATAATTATCTTTCAATGTTTCTTTTGTATCTGCAGCAACTATAATGTGATCTGTTGATATCTCAAAAATTTCAGTATTTGCTAGAGCAACCCAGGGAGATAAAATATATGATTCTACAATCATATCACCCTTTGGCATTCTAATCTGATTTAACACTACAGGATCTGTAATTGATATGTTACGGCCTTTAAGGTCTTTACATTCATCGAATGTTTTACATACTATATCTTCACCACTTGTTAATTTTAAAATTTTAACATTAGGATCGTTCATTGAATAGGTATCCTTAGTAATTTGTAATCAAAATGCTCGTCATTATAAATTTTAATTCTTTCAATCATGTGTAACAACGTATAATTCTTTTTAGACTTCCATGTTAAATCATCACCTATATCATATAGATTGCAACTATCTTTTGTTTCACTTGTTCTCAATCCTCGACCAATAGATTGTAAATTACGAACACGAGATTTTGAGGGAGAAGCAAAAATAATATTATGCAGGTTTTTAATATTTATCCCCGTAGAAAAAGTTCCGTATGAAGCCACTATTATAGCATCCTTTTCGGATTCTGTCAATCGACGAATTTCCTCACGTTGTTCTGTATCAGTTCCGCCATAAACAAAAAACACCTTTCGGTTTTCTGCTTTGGATTGGATCATCTCATGCAGCATTTTACCATGCTTCTCAACATATTGGAATAGAACTAAACTATTGCCCGTTTGTTTGATTGCAAGATTTCGGATAAATTTATTGCGAGGCTCATATCCAACAATAAAGTCCATTTCTTCCTGATAAGTTTTTCCCTTAAGGGCCTTTTTAACTTCATCCGGATAATCCAAAACAAGATTATAAATTTGCAAGTCAGCAAGAGTTTTACTTGTAATCAATTTCTTAGTTGTTGTGACTTTATAAACGGGGCCAAACATTCCTTCAAGAACTAGCTTATGTGTTTGTGTGCCGTCTAACGTACCAGTAGTTCCAATTCTATAAGGAGTATCTGGCATTTTATTTAAAATCCCTGTTAAAGATTTAGCTTTAAATAAATGTGCCTCATCTCCATAGACTGCTTTAAAATCTGCAAAGAATTGTTTAGGCAATTTATAGATAGATTGCCAAGTGCTAATAATTACATCATACTCATTAGACTTTTCATGCCCGCCGTAAATACGATGGCAATGCTCAGAGGTTTTCCAATTATTAATACTAGAATAATCTTGGAAATCAGAATACATCTGTTCAACCAGCGATGTAGTAGGAACAAGAATTAATTGTCTTCTCCCTCTTAATTCGTGCCAACGAATCAAACAGTATATAATATAGGATTTGCCTGAACCAGTAGGAGACAACAATAAACGCCTGCCATCATTTATAGCTTTATGTATTGCTTCAATTTGATACTCTCTTATGTCAAGAGGTTGCCCTTTGGATGCAATATTTAAACTTTTAACAAATTCTTTTACTTCATCTATAGTGCAAGCATCTGCAGTTTTTTCATACTGAGAATCATCAAAAACATAATTACGTTCTTGTGCAAAATGTTCTAAGTAATCTTTTAGACCAATATAAAGCTCTTTTGTAAACATAGAAAAAAGACGAACGCGACCATCCCACATACGAGATTTATATAATGGATGAAACTTTGCTCCAGGAACTTCAAATGAAAAATGGTCATTTAGTTCTTGAGCAATTGAAGGTTCAGTATCAACTTGTAGGTATACTTCGTTCTTTTTTCTTACGCTTATTTTATCGGACATTACATCATACCGTTTGTGAACTTAGACCACTCAATACTATTTTTAATGTCCCATGTTCTACTGTTTAAAGATCTTATAATTTGTTCTAATTGATACATAACAGTTTTAAAGTATTCTACTTTGTCCTGTAGTAAAATTAAATCAGCATCTACCTGCAAAAATTCGTCCATCTCATTTTTCAATGGTTTGTTGCCTTGCCATTGAGTCCAACCCTCATCAGATAATTCAAGCTGGGACATTTCTCCCCTGTAATACTTGTATTTCTTTCTGCGAAGATTTAGATATTCAGACTCTGCTTTGCGTAGGTTAAGCCGAGTAGATGATAAAAAATTCAAATACTTAGAATGTAATAAAGGTGTGCGAGCAGATTCATGTCCGAGATTAGTTTCATTAATCTTACAATCATCTGCCCACATTTCCTGCAGGTCAGATAACTTCATTACTGAGGACTAATCTGAATAATTTGAGCAGGGTTGCCCTGGAAATTAAATGAACCATAGTGATTCAATGAGATTGTTGGATCAAGCCAAATGTCTCCACCGATATCTTGCCAACGTCTGCTGAATGTATAATCTTCAGACAAATAACGTCTGTCTTTAGGATCAATCATAGTGTCGAAGAATGCATAGAAAAAGTCTTGCAAATCTGGAGGAGTATTTAAATCATTGTTGTACTTCAACTCAGGATATGCTGCAATCATTTTATCAATTGCTTCACGCTTAATCATCATAAAGCCTGTAGCTCCATCGTGTAATTTAATTACGCCATTTTCAATAGCAATTTGCTTTGAATCGCGATTGATAAACTTAAAGTTAATCGCATAGTCTGAACCAGCAGCTGCAATATCTCTATCAGAAATATCCTGGCCTGGTCTAGAGACGATGCTTTCTTTAATACGTTGCCAGTTCACACCCTTTTTAGGATATGCGCCAACACAAACTTCTTTGTTGTGAGCAATCAATTTCAGAACGTCTTCAACCTGAAACTCAATGTCAGCATCAATAAAGAGCAAACGAGTGTAATTGCTTTGAAGGAAATATGCAACCAACACATTGCGAGCACGAGTAACTAAAGACTCATTTGCAATAGTACCAAACGCCAATGGGATTTGATGTTGATTGAAGAATGTCAATGTACGAACCATTGAACGGAAATATGCCTCTGTAAGCATGCCACCATAACAAGGTGTGGCTACAAAGATTCTTTCTTTGCGCAAATCGTCAATATTGATCTGCAATTGCCCAGGTTGAGCTGCAGGAGGTGCCGCGGCAGCGACCGGGGTTTTGTTAAACTTAGGAACCGGAATTTTTGGAATGTTCTTCAGTCCAGGGTTATTGTTGTTAGCCATAAAATCTCCATATTAATTAAAGTCGCTCCACTTCAAACAAAGTATATTTAAAAGAAGCAATTGCGGTAAAATATTCCACACCGGCAGATGCAATATCAAAATCCAGTCCTTCTAATGAGACTGGGAATATATCCTTATATATTATATTTACTTTAGGTGTATTTGTCGAGTCTAAAATCGTTAAAGTTGCATCCGAGTATGCCAAAACTTCAGATTCACCCCGTTGATTCACTTTAAACGGGAATCTACTGGGTCTGTTCTTTATTAACGCGCCAAACTGTGAATAATCTTTAGGAAAACCTAAAGCCACTAACCAATTGTATAATTCTAAATAATTGGACATATCTTCCGATATCAAAAATCTAATTGTAAACTCTCCGAATTCTAGTTTATCACCGATACGTGGAATGTCAGTAAACGGGGTAGGTTGTGACGCAAAACCTAATGCAAGCTGGGGCAAATTAGCTGATTGACAGGTAAACGATACATTTGGAATATCCTTAACAGAAAAGCGGAAAGCATTCGGTCTTAGATAATCATAAGTCGTGGGTAATGAATTTGCATAATTTTGCTTTGCTACATTTACATTTGCAGTATACATTTCTATCCTCCGTTATTATATTTATAAGGCAAAAAAGGGGGGCCTAAGCCCCCCTTTAGAAGTACCGATCTTTGCCGGCTTAATCGATAATATCGAATTACATCAAGTTCAACACTTGTGTACGACGATAGTATTGGTTGCGGTTAGCTGTGAATGAAGATGCATCTGCATCAGATAAGCTATCGCTAGAAGTAACGTATGGGTTAGCAAT